CAGTGAATCAAGAAAAGCAATGGGCAGAATACCTATTCAAAGATGGTTCTATGATAGGATTAAACTCTAACCTGTTAAATGATTATGTTGAATGGATTGCGGCAAAGAGAATGAAGTCTCTTGGCATTCACTCAAACTATCACGTTCCTCAAGCAAACCCACTTCCATGGACAGAAAAATGGATTGGGGGTGGTAACGTACAAGTTGCCCCGCAAGAAACTGAAATCAGCTCATATGTTGTTGGGGGTATTAAGCAAGACCTATCTAACGACACACTACAAGGATTATCCCTATAATGTTTACGATATATTCAAAAGATAACTGCGGAAACTGCGTCAGTGCTAAAAACCTTTTACAAACAAAGAACCTTGCATTTGAAGAGGTAAAACTGAACCGAGATATTTCTCTTGAAGATTTTAGGGGTAAGTATCCTGACGTTAGATCTATGCCATTCATATTAGAAGATAAAGAAGTTGTTGGTGGATTAGAGCAGTTAAACCAACATGTAACAATGAAGGGAATGACCTTATGATCACTTGTGCCTGCTGTGATGCTGAGTATGAGGTAGAGCATAATGTGTTATTTGACGGATCCGAACTAGAGCCAAGATATTGCCCTTTCTGCGGTACGGATCATAAGAGGTTTGCCGAGTTAGACTTTGACACTCCAGAATATGACGATTCTTGGTAGGAATAAATACTCTAAAGAAACTAATTAGAGTATTGTTATGTGGTTATATGATGGTAAACCTTACGAGCCAGAAGAACTCGACCCTAAAGTAATATATGGGTTTGTCTACGAGATATTAGATCTTGATAACGGTAAGAAGTATATTGGTAAGAAGTTCTTCTGGAGAGCAAAAACTCTCCCTATTACTAAGACTCGTAAGAGGAAAAAGCGATTAAAAGTTGAATCAGATTGGAAAACCTATTATGGTTCTAGCGAGGTATTGAAGGAACAAGTATCTACTCGTGGTACTGATAGATTCGAAAGAACCATACTAGTATTATGTAAAACCAAAGCCGAATGCACTTACTACGAAGCGAAGTATCAATTCGAGCGTGATGTCTTACTCAGAGACGATTATTATAATGACTGGATATCCGCTAAAGTGCGCAGAGCACATTTAAGAGGACTACAATATGAAAGCACCAAGCAACAGCTATCTGAAATACGTAAAGAATAAGTATGAAGATCAAAAGTCAATAGTGGAACAATTAGAAGCCGATCGTGCTTCTGACCAAATAGTATCCCAAGCCAAGAAAGAGAAGTTAAGTCTTCGGGATCACCTTGAATATCTAGAGAAATATTTTTCAAAATAACCCTTTACTTTTATAATAAAGTGTAGTATAATAGGTACTATTAAACACGTGGAGACTGTTTGTAATGAAATATTATTTGATTGAACCCCAATTTAAGAAGTGTGTGACCGACTTGTCTACTTGGAAGAAAGAGTTCGAAGACGGCACTGTTTGCTGGTTAACAAAGGAAGAGTTGTATCGTAGCGGATCGTTTGTAGTTCGTTACCCCGAAACCGATGACGAAATCTTAGAAGAGTTACAGGATAGAGATATAGATTCTCTTGAAGACTTCTACGAGTTCTATGGTGAAGATGCCAAGTTAGAAGAACTTTGGTTGCCAGACCCCGAAGAAGAATGGTTTGAGATGGATGACTATCACGCAGATATGCTTGAAATGTGGGATGGTTGCTCTACTGATTGGAATCTACAGGTTGTGCGTGGGGATATGACCGAAGAAGAAAAGGAAAAACTTCTAGAAGAGATTGAAACCCTATACGCAGAAGAGTTCGATTGTGGTATAGAAAGCGATGGATGGGATCACAAAGGCTGTCATCAACAGATCCACTGTGCCCTTTCAATTAATGAATGTGATGAACATGGTGAGGTAGATTGGTCATGATTAATAAAATAATATTTGGTCGGATATTCAGTTTCGAACTGCGTAACGGTCTAGGTTTAGATATTGAATTTGTAGATAGTAAGTTGGTTTGGACATATAACCTGAATACCGAAACACATACCCCAATGCAGTTTGAGGGTACAGTTATCCTTCTTCCTTTCTTCACTATTAGTTATGGTCAACTTGTCGAGGCTGAGTAATGATTATTCTAGATTATAATGGTGTAGCAGTAAATTCTATATTCGCCTATAAAGCAGACGAAGACGAGAGTCTGATACGCCATACTATTTTGAATACCATCCGTATGTATAACAAAAAGTTCCGTAAGGAATATGGTCAAATGGTTATCGCTTGTGAGGGTGGTTCTTGGCGTAAAGACGTTTTCCCTGAGTATAAGGCAAACCGTAAGAAGTCCCGTGATAAAGATGACCGCAACTGGGATCTAATCTTTGGTACTATCAATCAACTATCGGAAGACTTGACTAATAACTTCCCTTATAAAGTGCTAAAGGTTAGAGGTGCTGAAGCTGATGATATCATTGGTGCTTTGTCTTACAACTCTCAGGAGTTTGGTCAGCACGAGCCAGTTATGATTGTATCTGCGGATAAAGACTTTATACAGCTACACAAGTTTGATAACGTGGCTCAGTATTCTCCATACAAGAAAGCATTAATCAAAGAGAATAACCCACGTTCATATTTGCTTGAGCATATCATGCGTGGCGATTCTAGCGATGGTGTTCCTAATGTATTATCCCCTGATAATGCTTTGGTTGATGGTCTACGTCAATCTCCGATTACGAAAAAGAAGTTAGAAGCATGGCTACATAATACTGATGACCTTGAGCAGATTATGGATTCAGAGACATACCGTAACTTCTGCCGTAACCGACAAATGATTGATTTATCTGAAATGCCTGAAGTGCTAAAACAAAATATTATAAATAACTATAACGAATCAAAGCCTGCACCCAAGATGAAAGTATTGAATTATCTTATTAAGAATCGTTGTAATATGCTAATCGAGTGTGTAGAGGAGTTCCACTAATAATGTCAAAACATTTATATGAAATATTCGAGTTAGCTGCCGAAGCTAAAAACCGTGAAGAGAAAAAGAAAGTTTTGCTAGACAATTCCTGCCTAGCACTTAGAGATATCGTCAAAGGTTCATATGACGATAGTATCAAATTCACTCTTTTACCTAAAGGTCAACCTCCATACACCCCCAACCCAGAGCCAAAAGCGTCTTTGATAGAAAAGTCAAAGACCTTGAGATATTTTGTAACTGGTGGACCAGGAGAGAAACTTAATACGGTAAAGCGAGAGTCGATGTTTATCGAGTTGTTAGAATCCATTCACGAAAAAGATGCGCAACTGATTGTCTGGATGAAAGACAAGAAACTGGCGCAGAAATATAAAGGGATTACTAAACAACTGTGTTCTAGTGTATGGGATGGGTTAATTAAGAAGTAATCTCATATTAAAGTCAATCGTGGGGAAGATTGGCTTCCCCGCTCAACCATAGGAGTATTTGTTCTTTTCTTCATTATGTTTCTTTTAACCTGAGAGGAGACACCTATGATAAACCCCAGTCAGATAGAACGCTTGAAAAAAGACTCAAAAGAACTGAAGCATTATATGTGGAAGTTAGAAAAACAGGGCAAGAAGCATTTAGCCCACAAGATTAAAGAGAAATATGAGTACATCTCTACCTATATTACTGACTTGGAAGCTGCTTAGAAAAGGCTTTACTTTTGATTCAAGATGGGGTATAATAGCCCCATCTACTTTTTATTATGGAATATTACTGTGAATATATTTGTACTTAATAATGATCCAATTATTGCTGCCCAAGAGCAATGCGACAAACACGTTGTTAAGATGATTCTTGAGTCAGCGCAAATGCTTTCAACCGCTCATCGAATGCTAGATGGGGCAGAGTCTAGACGACCCTCTAAATCAGGCAAGACCATGAGCAGGTACTGGGAGTTGCCCGACTCTAGAGAAAACAGTTTGTACAAGGCGGTTCATATGCATCACCCCTGTACTGTCTGGACTATGGAGTCTGCCGAAAACTATGACTGGCATTACAAACACTTTGTTGCTTTGTGCGACGAGTACCGTTATCGCTATAGTAAAGTCCACTCTACCGATACAAAACTCCGTGATGCACTCAAGGCAGTCCCCAACAATATCCCTGCCGTGAAACAAACCCCATTCAAACTTGCTATGGGTGCTAACCCTGAGTGTATGTTCGAAGATGCTGTTAAGTCATACCGTGCCTTCTACCATACTAAACAAGAAAGGTTCAAGATGTCTTGGACTAAAAGATCAACGCCAAAATGGTTTCAATATGTCTGATTATCCTTTAAGAAAAAAGATCGATCGCAAGATGGATATGCTCGAAGAACTGATGAATACTAACCAGCATCTTTCCGACCCTGAAGTAGTAACTGAGTTGATAGATAACCTTAGCTTCTACTGGTCTGTTCTCTCGGAAGAAGATAGAGATTTTATCCATGGTTGTCAATTTGCCGTAGAAGAAAAATCTACTTGGAAATAAAGCTAAATAATGGATATAAACCCCATAACGAGGAATACGATGGAAATCGAAGTCGGTAAAACATATAAGGTGAGGAGTAGCATTTCCCCAGTAACAGATATTTACTTTGTTAAACCGTCGGATAGTTCTACGGTAACTCAAAGAGCTGCAACTATAATGCCTATTGTTATGTGTAATTGTACAGTAACTCCGCAGAACGAAGCTGAGGTTAATAGATTGAAAACTCAAGAACCTCTTATCATTAGTTCCTTTAAGAAACATACATTCGATTTACCTGCAGGCATGATTCGCATAAATGTGTTCTCTATAAAAGACTGGCGCTCAGATGAAGAGAAACCAGATGTAATCGACACTGATTGGGTCACGTCAAATGGTTTCTACGAAACCTCGAGGAAATCGGTGTGGCTACCGACTAGAACTGGTTTAGAATTAGTAGAAGAATGATCAAATCAAACGCCAAAATGCCTATCTCTCGGGTAGTTAAGACCTACCACTCTGAGCATGAGACACCTCGATGTGTCTCGGTTTTCACTAAAGAATCAGCAACTGGTGAAGAGTATTATGGATGTAGGTTCTTTGAGGATGGAGTATTTACAAGGGATGAGTTTTATCCCGAAAAGACAATGTCATGGGCAGATATACAAGCCAAATGTTGGATAGAAGGAAAATAATACAATGTATGAATATAAAACTAAAGTAGTTAGAGTGATTGACGGTGATACTGTAGATGTTGATATTGATCTAGGGTTTGGCGTTTGGTTAAAGAAAGAGCGAGTTCGTATCATGGGTATTGATACTCCTGAGTCGAGAACTCGTGATAAAGTAGAGAAGAAGTTTGGTCTAGCATCTAAAGCTAGATTGAAGTCGCTTCTCGGAAAAGACCCTGTACTTAAAACACAAGTAAGTAAAAAGGGTGAGGATATGAAAGGTAAGTTTGGTCGTATCCTTGGAGACTTTACAGTCTATGATTCTAATGTTGATGCTTGGAGACCAGTAACTCAGATCCTAGTTGAAGAAGGTCATGCTGTTCCATACTTTGGCGGTTCTAAAGATGAGGTTGAAGCACAACACCTTGCCAACCGTGAGCGTTTAATCAAAGAGGGTGTGGTTTAATGCCAACTTATGATTACCAGTGTAAGGCATGTGAGCATGTGTTTACTAAGTTCTGTAAAATATCAGAGCGTGACGAACCAACCAAAAACCCCTGCCCAGAATGTGGCGCAGAGGATAAAGTAAGTCAGTCTATTAGCGCACCTTCATTTAATTATAATGAGACTGGTGGCTCTTTAAGGAAAGCTGGCGATGGGTGGAAAGAAGTTCTTTCTAAAGTCAAGGAAGGCTGTACAATCAACAATATAAGGGATTAATGTGGCTGGTAAAATCGCTAAACTTCGTGTAGAAAATATGACTCAGATCGAGTCACTTACCGATAAGCAACAAGAAGTATTCGAGTCATGGGACAGCGCATTCAATCTTGTGCTGTCTGGTTCGGCAGGTACAGGTAAGACGTTCCTAGCCATGCATCTTGCTCTCGAAGCAGTCCTAGATAAGTCTACTGAGTTTGAAAAGGTAGTAATTGTAAGATCTATTGTACCAACTCGGGACATTGGTTTCCTTCCTGGAGACGAAACCGAGAAGAAAGATGCATATGCTGGACCATATAAGAGCATATGTACCGAAATATTCCAAGACTCTGACTCTTGGGTTAAGTTGACTAACTTTGATACACTAGAGTTTATGTCCACCTCGTTCATAAGAGGCATGACTCTAAACAATGCTATCGTCATCGTAGACGAGATGCAAAACCTTAATTTTCACGAATTAGACTCTGTCATAACTCGAGTCGGGCAAAACTGCCGATTCATTATGTGTGGAGACTACTACCAGTCCGACTTCGATAAGGAGAGAGACAAAAATGGAATCCTTCAGTTCATGGCTATTGTTGAACGTCTAAAGAACTTCAAAGTCTTCGAGTTTTCTTGGGAAGATATTGTAAGATCTGACTTTGTGAGGGATTACATTATGACTAAAGAAATGATGGGTATAAAGTAAGGCAACAAGATGTCAAAGTTAAGAAAGTTCGAATATAATAAGAAATCTTATAAGGGTGACGATCTCCCTAAAAAACGAAAGCGGTTATCCTCTAAAAAGAGAAAACCTAAGTATCAAAAGGATTATTATGAGTCAAATCAAGAAGAGCAGAACCTTTGAGCACCTAGATTCACTTCTCCCCTATGAAGATCTAAATTACGCTAAAGGCTATACCAAGCGACACTACAAAACCCCAGAAGGAAAAGATTACCCCTCTGTAACCAACGTACTCTCTATTCTATCCGAAGATTCTATTCGTAAGTGGAGAAAAAGAGTCGGTGAAGAGGAAGCAAACCGCATATCTGGTAAAGCATCTATCAGAGGAACTGCAGTCCATGCTATTATTGAGGACTATATAAACAACAAGGAAGACTACCGAAAGGAATACACCCCGTTTATTATCGGTTCATTCCTTGACGTAAAACCTATCCTTGATTCCCGTATTGGTAAGGTATATGCTCAAGAAGCTGCATTGTACTCTAACCACCTCGAGATGGCTGGTCGTGTAGACTGCGTTGCTGAGTTTGATGGTAAACTTTCTATAATCGACTTCAAGACATCTGCTAAAACTAAGAAGAAAGAATGGATTACTAACTACTTCATTCAAGAGTCTGCATATTCTATTATGTGGGAAGAAAGGACTGGTATGCCAATAACGCAATTGGTTACTATTATCTCTGTTGATAATGAAGAACCTCAAGTGTTTATTGAACACCGTGACAATTGGACTGATAAATTATGGAGTACCATTGATGAGTATAGAAGAAGAAAACTCTTTGCAGGATAGAGCAAAGATGGAGCTTGATATGTGCTGTCAAACTCTATGCGAAAGGCAAGTTGTTCAAGACTATATCGAACAACTCGAACAAAAGGTCTACGTCTTGACCGAACAAAATAAAATACTAAGAAATCGAACAAACAAGGAAAATTTATAATGGATTCACTTGCTCCGACAAAAGGGAAGGATTACTTCTCTGATAGACCTATTGGTCGTTTACATAGTTTCTACCTTACTGACCACATTGGTGGGGGTGAAGATTATGTCGAATGGTTTGATATTATCCGTTCATGTGGTCCAAATGATATTGTAAAAATACATATCAATTCTTATGGGGGCGACCTGTTCACAGCAATACAAATGATGCGTGTATTAGGTGAATGTGAAGGGACTGTTTGCGTATCAGTAGAGGGTGCTTGTATGTCTGCAGCCACTATGATATTCCTACAGGGAGATGTATTCGAGATTAGTTCTCACTCTATGTTTATGTTCCATAACTACTCTGGCGGTCAGTTCGGTAAGGGTGGTGAGATGTATGATAGTATTGTACATGAACGTGTTTGGTCTGAGAAATTACTCCGTGACATTTATAGCGACTTCTTGAGCGATAAAGAAATCCAAGCTATGCTGGATAATAAAGACCTTTGGATGGATGGCGACGAAGTTGTCAAACGTCTAGAAAAGAAAGCCAAGAAAGTAAGCAAGAATCGAACAAAAAGCAAATAATTATTAAGGAATTGAAATGAAACCATTAAAAGATTTTGTACTTGTTGTTGAAGTAAAAGGTGAAGATGCGGTATCGGCTGGAGGTATTATTATGTCTGGTGCCGCACCAGATGTAGCTAAACCAGCAATTGTTCTGGCAGTCGGTCCAGAAGTTGAAGGCATCGAAGCTGGAGATAAAGTAGTAACTAGCTGGGCTGGCGTAGTGAAGGTTCGTCATGAAGGCGAGAAAGCTGGTCTCCTACCAGCAGAAAGTATTATGGCGGTTTATTAAGCCATATACTGAAAAGTTCTAAGCATATAACAAAATATTATAAAAAAAGTTATAAAAAACCTTGCCTTTCATCTCAATAGGTGGTATAATACCTGTATAAATTGAGATGAGAGACTATTTTATGAATAATTTTGATACTGCTGTAACAACCCTCCTAGAAAGAATCGGTAACGACTACGACAGATGGTCTCAGAGAACTGAGTATCATGATGAGACTAGAGTAGAAAAGTTCCGTGACGAACTAACCCTAAAACCTGGACGCAAGTATCTTAAGATTACCAACGACGAAGTTCGTGATAATGGTAATGTTGGTTCTCGTGTCTGGGGTTTTGTCGTTCTTGAAGATGATAAAAAGTTTAAGAAAGGCGATATCTTAATGGCTGCAGGTTATAAT